AAGATCTGAGTAGGGGTCCCCATTGATGCGAGACCTGTTGTGGAAGGGGACGACAGGAACCCTCCGAAGAGGGTTCGGTTTCCGAGTCCCTTGCTCCCACTGGGTGTTCCCAAGAGGGACCTCATAGACGTAGGTCTCAGTCCACAACGTGACCCAGGTACGTCCCCAAGAGTCCATGAAGAACCGGGCCGCGGCTTCCAGCTCCGTCAGGGAGCCGGGCTTGTACTGGACCGCCATTTCCTCAGCAGAGACAGGAGTGACAAGGGGTTCACCATCCTTGTCAGCCCAGACAATGACGTATGCCTTGCCCTGTACCATTGCATCCAGGTGCACAGCATTGGCCAGTGAATCCAGGCTGTTTCTCTGCCAGAACTCCCGGGCTTCCTTACTCATCCCACCTTCTGATGGAATGCGGAAACCGTCTACCCTCATCCGCTCCGTAGCGGAGTCGATGATGAGGCCACAGAAGTTGTCTCGCCAGTCATTGAAGAGGTCCCGGAAGGCAGTCTTGTACCGGGCCTGGGCAAAGGCCATCTTCTGTTGCTCACCCTCGTAGTAAGCAATGTACTTGAGGATGTCTGCTCTACCGCTGGTTATCTTCCCCTGAAGGAATGCAAGCCAGTCCAACTCTGTCTGAGGGGGACCAACGGACGAATAACCACTGGGAGGGACAATCATGGGGCCTCCTATCTAGAACCCCACGACGCGACTCCTACGACGCTTCATGCGTCCGTCGGCTATAGCATCCGCTCTCGCCTCAAGGGCGAGAATTGCGCACACCGCAAGGTCAATCTTCCTCTTGGATCGTGGGCTGTCCTTCTGAATGAGAATTCCGACTTCGCCACCCACCATGACTTCACGAGTCACGGCATTGAGGACGTGACGAGTCAATCGCTCGTCCCCGTCATGGCAGAGTTCCTTAGTCATTACTGCGGAGCGGAAACGCTCCGTGGCCTGCGTCATCCGAGTTGGCTTGTTGGTCCAGAACTCAAAGACGTACTCGGTATCCCGAGTGGCGAACTGGATTGCCCATCGGCCCATGGCCTCTTGGAAGTACGGGGGGTCTCCGTAGAACCACTCAACCTTGTAGTCCTTGAACGCCTTGTAGACCGCGGCTTCAACCGCGAGGGTGTCTACTTCCCAGTCATCCCGAGCGTCCTCGGGCTTCTCCCAAACGTCCAGGACGAAGAGCTTCCCGTCACTCAGTCGGCAACCAACAAGTCCTGTGGCGTCGTTACGGATTGATCCGTCAAAGCCAATGGCTATCTGGTCACCAGGCTTAATGGGGTCCTGGTCGGACAGGACTAGATCCCATTCGGCCTTGTTCATCCAGCCGTCTGAGGACTCAGCAATCTGGTTGAAGTAGAACCGACAATAGGTCGAATCAGGCGTCGTACGGTCATAGAGGATGGTCTTGGTGAGACCATCGATGTCAGCCCAGTCAGCATCCCCATATGCCTCTATGAGGGCCTGTCTGACCTTCTGTTCATCCCTGATGTCCTCAACGTCGATAGAGGCTTCCAGGCAGTCATACAGCCAGAAGCCCTTGGTGACCATCTCGGACTCATGAATGATCTGAGCAACGGAGTCCTGATTAGGGTTGTACGCGTTGGTAGTCGATACCCAACGCGATCCCATCTTGGTCGTCTTCTCAACGTTGCGCTTCAGTACCTGGTAGAAGTCGGGGCCTCCATTGGTAGAGATCCACCAATGGCACTCGTCCATGACAACAAAGGTCGGCCGGTTACCTTCGTTAGTACCGCCGGCAGTCGCCTTGGGCTTGATGGTGCCGGGCTTACCAGACTTGAACTGGACCACGGACTTACCAATGTCCAGGCTATAATGTGCTTCAGCCGGGGACTCCGAGAGCATTCCTCGGATCATGTCCATCGTCTGTGCTGTCTGGTCCAGTGCCGTGGCACCGATCTGCACAATGGGGAGAGGCACAGCCTTGGCCTTCGGAAGGCCGAAGGCATCCCAACCATCGAAGCGGACAGGACCAATGAACTCGGCGATTGCCAGAGCAGCAAGGAGAGGGGTCTTGCCCCAGCCCTTCGCACGCCTCAGCGTGCCGGCAGAGTACTTCCAGGTCCCATCAGGGTTGATGGCGTAGAACCAGAGCACAAACCTCAGCTGTTCAGGAGTGAACTCCCAGGGCTCTCCAGCACGTTCACCATCGGGGGTGACAACGTACTTCTTGGCCCATCGAATGACGTGGTAGCCCAGTGTCTCCTTGGGAGACGGCACTGATTCCGGGAGGTTCCCCGTTTGCATAGGGACCTCCCTTGCGTCATACGGCTCTCAGCTTGTTGTAAATCTCCTGGTCCATGTCGAAGGCAGTCAGCTCTTCCTCAGAGGGCCCTGAGGGGTTCTCAGGTGTCTCCTCAAACTTCATCCGAAGCCGGGCCCTGTCCTCGTTGGTTGCACCCCACTTGGCAACCCTCTGCCGGATCTCGCCGGCTACCTTGGTCTCGCCCTTGTACAACTCGTCCACAAGGAGAGTTGTGCTCTCCAGCTCCAGCCAGTCAGTCTCAATCCACGTAGACGACTGAGGAGACTCGGACCAGACCTTCCAGAAGTGCTTAGCAGCAGCGGTAGAAACAGGGAGGTACCTTGGAAGCTCCCTCCCAGGACGGGACTCCTTGGGGATCTCAGTTTCGTACTCGTGCTTGTTACGCCTACGAGCGTTCCCACTTGGGGTTGGTCCCCGACTACCCATTGGGAACCTCCTCCGCATTGGTAGTTGTCCAATTAGTGCGTATTGCCTTCAGCTCATAGAGGTAGAGGCCCCAAGGAATACGGATCTCCTCATCACTGAGAACGTGAGTCTCATCGATCTGTCCGTCAGGAAGCACCTCAACACGGTGCTCAGGATGACTGCACATCAGAACTCCATCCCCATGACGTACCTCTGAGGCATGGCCTTATAACAGAGCAGAATGAATCCGAGCCAGCCGACTGCAACGATCTCTTCAGTGGTCATCAGAACCGCACCTCGTTCAGTACCTCGGCAAGGTCCGGATACAGGTCTCCAAGCTCCTCAAGCTCCTCCTGGGCCTCCTGCTTCCAACTACGCCGCTCCGCGGCCTTAGAGGGCTTGTTCACCTTGTTCAGGAAGTCTTCGGGGAAGAACTCAAGCAGGTCATCATCGAGCTCAGACATCAGCACTTTCCAGGTTCTTGAGAAGGTTCCAGAGGTCTCCAGGGGTCTGGTCTCCGGGGAACTTGCCAGGGAACAGCTCGACGCCGGCACGGCGGTATGCCTCACAGACCAACTGACTGCAAATCAGACGTCCTGACGAGGCCACCCGCTCAAGAACCCACCGCGGACGAATCCCAAGCCGTTCAAGGGCAATTGAGACGTAGTCCAGGAAGGAGTAAGGGGTTCCAACGAGAGCGTTGGCCTCATCCACGATGGTCAGACGCTCCCATGCCTTCAAAGGCACGAGACCTGAGGACCACTTCACAACAGGAGAGGCATCCTCAAGCCGGATCAGCTCTGCACCGGAAGGCATGGCCTGGACGACCATGCCGTTTCCGACGTAGACCAGGGCGTGTTGGACAGGAGCGAAGTCCCCGACGAACCACTGACCAAAGGACACGAAGGCACCGGCTAGACCGTGGATCTTAGTGAGGCCGAAATCCCCGGGGAGGGGCTGAGTCTCAGTCACGGAGCCCCCTTCTCAATAGAGTCTGCTGCTTCCCGCAGCATCCGCGGAAGCTCCTGGTAAGCGTTGTATGGCCAAGGGAACCTAAAGTTCCCCAGCTCAATCAGCTCTGTTACGTCACCGATCCGAACAAGGAGGTCAACAGGGATGTCATAGGTGCTCTTCCTTGGCATCAGTTGTTCTCCTGAGGAGGTGGGGGAGGAGGGCACTGAGACATCTCACAGTTGTGCGTCCAGCACCAGGTGGGGCTACGCATCTCTTCTTCGGTAGGCAAGACAAGCTCCTGTTTGAGGGAATGAAAAAAGCCCCATCCACGAGGAATGGGGCTGGGTTAAGTGTGTCGCCTGGGCCTAAACGGTTCATGACTCCGTCATCATCAGCCCTAGCGGTGTGACGAGCTGGACTTGCACCAGCGACCTCCCAATGAAGATGGGTGCTCTCCGATCTGAGCTACCGTCACCAGGGCCCGACAAGGACAGGAGCACAGCCCCACCGCTTCCTTGTCAGGCTCCTCGGCACATCAGGGAGGCGATCCCCAGCCATCTGGAGCGACCAGCTTTAGACTTGATGTGCCTTCGTACCCCAGGCTGGTTTTGAACCAGCGACCTCCGCCTTATGAGGGCGGCGCTCTGACCAACTGAGCTACCGGGGTGTTGCAAAACCGTGAGGACAGTAGCTCTAAGTCCTGTCCTCGTCACCGCTTAGAGTCCGGCTTCGGTTATGCAGGTCTAACCAAACTTCTTGGTCTTAGCCTTGTGGCACTCAGAATCGAGTGTCCACAAATTCTCCATCTCCCAGGAACCTCCCTTGGCCACAGGGATGATGTGGTCAACCTCCAGGTCGGACCTTGCTCCGCACATCTGGCAGGTGAACCTGTCCCTGGCCAACACCTGAGCCCTGATGGAGGGCCAGTTGGCCGGCCTGTTCTGGTTCCTGGCAGAGACGTTCTGCCAGGGCTTCCGAGTCTGATGCTCTCGGCATCGACCATCTCGGAAAGTCGTGGTGGTGCAACCCTTGGCCAAGCAGATTGAGTTTGCCCTTGGCATGCGTGGTGCACCCCCAAAACCGTTGGCCGGCTGGTGGAGGCCTAGCCTCGGGCAACCGGTCAAGTCTCTGGCCCCGGCTGGATACTGAACTGGCAGCCGGGGCCCAACACCTCCTTGGATCTCTCAAGACCTGGAGACAGCAAAGGCCAAGGCTCACAGAAGCCTTGGCCATCTCAACAGGGAGATCGAACAAGAAGGAAACCTGGTAGAGAGTCTCTTCAGGAGACTCTCCTAGTAGTTACCTACTAGTCGGAAGCCCCTTAAGGGCTTCCTCTGTAGTTCTTGTCTATCGGGGCTCCTTAAGAGCCCCTCTAACTACTTACTCTCTTAACTTCAGTCTAGCATGTATCTGTATCGCATGTCAACCAGGCTCTTCAAGGAGCCTGGTCTCTACTTTCTTCTTCTAATATAGATGTCGGTGTCACTGGAAGGTACTTTGTGACAGCCAAGGGTGAAGTGAGATCCAGATCACAGCCTGGGTGGCTGGTTCTGTCCATCTCCGTTGGCCAGAGGTTAACTGGTGTCCTAGAGTGCCCCTCAGGAGTCCTGTGTGCCTTTGTCCAGGCCAAGGTCCATCTGGAGGTCCCCGTGTCTCGTCTGGGTGGTTTGAGCCCCCCTGAGGGGCGTCTGTGGCGTTGGGTGGCTACAGAGTGGGAATGCAAGACTCCGGATAGACATGTGATGCACGTCACACGTTGATATGCGAGACAGGTCTACTCCATGCTCGTTACGGTAGGTGGAGCCAGCGGGGCAAAGATGCCTCGATAGGAGGGCCCCTGCATGATTTCCCGCCGACTTAAGGAATTAGCATGCCCACGAAGCACCTCAGCGACGCAGCTCTGATCGAGCTATTCCATGAGGGAGTGTCCGACAAGGACATTGCCGCTGAGTTTGGTATCACTGTTCAAGCTGTAAGTAAGAGGCGTCTCCAGCTCCACTTGCCCCGGAAGTCGACAGCTCAGAAGGTTGCTGCCAGTCTCCGAGTGAGGTGGAAGCTGCGGAACACGCAGGACGCTGACAGCCACTCCAGGAAGTACGCCAACATGAGGCTCAGGGAGTGGTTGCGCTACCGGTACGGAGACAAGGATCTGAGCGAGGATCAGATCCGGCTTGCCAAGGGTTGGGTCCGTGAGCGGATGGAGCAACAGGATGTCCTCTGTTACAACCCTGACCTTGAGGAGCCCTTCTACTACCGAGCACGCCGGCCCGAGGACGGACGCCTGCTGATCGACTGGCCGGCAGACCTGCCCTTCCCCAGCACCAGGTTCAAGCAGGCCCTTCAGATCCCCCTGGAGCCGCCATCTCAGGACTAAAACCTCAAACAGACCTCAAGACCTCCTGTTGACCAGGAGGTCTTTGGCGTTTCTTAGGGCACCCTAATGGTTGTATGTCAAGGGGTGTGACTATCGTCACGTTGATATGCGATGTTCATCTCTCAACAGGTTGTGTAGATTTCATGAACGTCGAGCCGCTATTTGGTTCGCTGAAGGTCCAACGGGAGGGCCACATGCTCCACTTGATCACGCGTCAGGAAGCCATAGAGGCTCCGCAGGACGTACAGGGGATGATCCACGGGGGCACAGCCACCCACACGGAAGTCTGGGACGAGACGATGGCCATGCTGATCCTGGAAGTCCATGGTCAGCCGTTTGGACGCTACTTCCAGCTCTTCATCACTGACCTGGTGGACCAGGTCGACGCAGAGGTGCTGGAGGTGTTGTCGGCCGAGCTGGGTAAGAGCTTGGCTGACTGTGTAGTTGGGCGGAAGAGGGTCTTCAAGGAACACCCGGACTTCGTCGGCAGCAAGTACTACGACTCTGTGATGGTGTACGGAGGATGAGACCCTACCCACCGGGGGCCGTGTCATTCAGGGACACGGCCCTCACTCATGTCTGGAGGAAGTATGAGCAAGAGCATTGAGAACCAGCCGCGGTCTGTGTCGCAGGTTGACCAGTACGAGAAGTGTGGCTGGCAGTTCTACCTTCAGCGGGTGGAGCGGGTGACCCCGCGGCCGGCGGCTTGGTCGTTCCAGGGCACCGCGTTCCACTCGGCTGCTGAGAAGTTTGAGAAGGAGTTCAGGGAGCCCTCGGAGGAAGAGATGGTCCGGCTCTTCTCTGACCAGTACTCAGTCATGGTCAACGGAGCCATGTACAAGGAGTGGGACCTCAACCGTTGGATGACTGCAAACAAGAAGCCTGCCGGCGCGGACATTGAGGACAGGTACAAGTTGGGTCAGTCTCAGGTTCGGGAGTACGTCAAGTGGTCCAAGGAGAACCAGCCTGACATTTGGATGGAAGGCTCAGACCTCTGGGACGGACACGACATCTCGGAGGCCCCGACGCATGACCTGAAGATGGGCCTGGAGCTGTACTTCAAGGTGGAGCTGGGAGGCGTGGTCGTCCGCGGGTACATCGATCAGCTCGTTCAGGAGGACGATGGTTCAGTGAGGGTCCGGGACCTGAAGACGGGGACGACAAAGAGTCACTTCCAGTTGGAGACCTACGCCGTGGCCGTGCGTAAGCAGCTCGGGCTTGAGGTCAACAAGGGGGACTGGTACTTCGGCAAGACAGGCAAGCTGTCCAAGACCGTGGACCTCTCCGAGGTGACCGAGGATCAGGTAGCAGCTCGGTTCGTGGAGATGGACCAGGGCGTGAAGGCCGGCAGGTTTGAGGCCAATCCGGGCTTCCACTGCCAGTTCTGTGACGTGTCGCACGCCTGCCGGTTTTCTCGTGCCCGCTAGTTGATATGCGACATGGACTGTGTCATACTGGAAGTAGGAGCTGAGGGAACGAAGCTCCGGTAGAGGGATCAGGGGCCCGATGGTTAGGGCCCCTTCCCTCGGACCACTGGTTGATATGCGATATGAGACGGAGTCCGAAGTGAGTCTTGACGAGTTTGGAATAGAGACAACTGATCAGGCACTTGAGGTCTTCGCTCTGGCCATCAGTCTGGTGGCGATGGGTCTGGAGGATGCTCTCCATGAGCAGCCGGACAATCCTGTTCTGGTCCCTCTGGCTGCGGATCTGGTCACTGCCTACGTGCAGAAGTCGTTTGGGACGACTGATGCCATTGCGGAGCACATGGCAGACGCCCTGCTGTCGACCGTGATGAAGGAGCTGGACCTGTGAGGGAAGAGACCTACATCAGCACAGAGAAGGTCTACGCGGCCGGCGTAGACCTGGAGGATGCCAGGCAGGCCCTGGAGAACAAGTCCGCGGATAACCCTCAGGATGCCTGGGATGCCCTTGGCTATTGGGATCGGGAAGAGCGTCCAGGAGACTTCGAGGTCTATGAGTTCCTGACTACTACTCAGGTGACCAGGGTCTCTCCTCCGTATACACGTTAGGAGTTGTCAAGATGGGTGAAATCAGTCCCCTGGAGAAGATCCGTCTTGGTCTTACTGCATCTCTCTGGACTGATGAGCAGGCTGACGCTCTGGCTCAGGAGCTGTATGACGCCGTAGCACATGAGCTTGCGGAGCAGGTTCGAGAGGCTGAACCCTATGTCCCTGAGGGCTTCTCTCTTCGTCCTGAGTGGCTTGATGTCTGGAGTAGTGCCAAGGCTGAGCTAGCAGACAAGATCGATCCGGAGGTTGAGCAGTGATCCCGTACATCGTCCTGACTGCTGTTCTCTGTCTGTCCGTTGGCTTCACTCTCGGCATGGTTGCGAAGCCGGCCGAGTCCAATCCTCTGAAGGAGCCTCGTAATGCCTGAGCCCCAGATCAATGACACGGTGTTTGTGGAGGGTAGCCCCTTTACGATCCTCTCCTTCAGCGAAGACCACGGAACTTACCTGAGCAACCTTCAGTGGGTGTGTGCTAGTCAATTTGTGTTCGTCATGGACTCGGTCTGGGCCTATGAGACCGAGAAGTCTGAGAAGGACACGCTTGCTGAGTGGCTGTTCAATCGGTTCTTCAAGGCGGGGACGCCTTGGGAGGATCTGGACGAGGACAACAAGGCGTTTATGGAGCACGAGGCCAACGCTGTTCGTCGGGCTGTTGCCCGCGGTGGATTCAAGGGGTCGGAGTGACTACCGTCAGTCTTGTACGTGACACCTATCTTGTGGTGCGAATCCTCAACGGAGAGAGTCGTCTTGGTCTACGGACCAAGGACATCGGGTTCACGATCGGTACCGAAATCTTCTGGTGGGAGACTGGTCGGAGGATCGCTGCATATCGACCTGGGACGAGGTATGCGGATTATGCCGAAGAGCTTGCTGCCGTCCTGGTGGACGAGGCAGTCTCTGAGATCAGGGAGAACGACTGTAGTGGCCGACTGATTGAGGAGGCCATCCGCTCCCACAAGGATGTGGTTTCCGGGCCCTGGAACCCTGATGAGGAGCTGGGGGAGGACTGGTGAAGCACCGTATCGAGTTCACGGCAACACTGGACGTGTATGACGAGGATGAGGAGCTGGACAGCATCAGCGCAGCCGGCTGGGTCCATGCTGCTCTTCTCTATGGTGACAAGCACTCTGGTGAGTTCACCTCGTTCCTGGGTGGGGTCACCGACTACTACACCGTTGAAGACACCGACTGACCCTCTTTTTTTGGTCTCAGGTTGACATGCGACATCGAACCTCGTAGGGTAGGTACTGGGAGGTCAGGGAGCATCCAACCGCTCCTGGTCTCCGGTAAAGTCCCCTCTCACAGAAGGACTTACGAGGGGGGACCTCATGATCAGGAAGTCTGTGTACGCCGTGGCCGGCGTCATCTCTCTGGCTCTCACGCTGGGATCTTGCTCTTCGGATGAGCCGGCCAAGACCAAGCCGGCAGCAAGCACCAGCCCTACCGCGGAGGTCAGCCCTGTGGCTGACACCCCGACTCGGAAGGAGGGAGCTGACCAGTACTTGAAGCTGGTGGC